GGAAGTTTTTCATCGGGGTCATTTAAAAAATCAAATTGAAACTTAACCGCCTCAGAATTATACCCCATCTGATTTGCAGTATCAATATCCGACTGATTCAATGTCGATACATATAGTTCCTTGAACTTATAGTCTCGAGTTAGATTACCTGTTCCCCAAGCCGGGTCCCATACAACATACTTTTCCTTCCAATCCTCACCAAATACAGATGAAATATATTCGTGAGCTTTATCCACCCAAATAGTTGGAGTGAAGAACTCACCTTGTTTTCGTCTTCTTATTTCTTGAAGCATTTATTTTTAATTATAAATATGTTTGTTTTTATTTTATTGTTGGTATATTACAACATTGATAATAAATATAAGTATTTGTGCTGGTTTTTACTGACTTTCTTGATTATCTATCTTATCCGTCTTATCTAAGAAAGCTTTAAATCCAAATCTGTTTTTTAAAGCGTTAACCATCCTTTTTGGAAGTAAATTTAACTCACCAAGGTTCTCTATCAAACTTATTAAATAGACCGAATAAAACCCCCCTAAAATGAACGAGGGGATAATCTGAAATATATATTGTGATTTACCTATATGCCAACTTATAGCAAGTAAGAATGTGGTTGATAAGAAGTATAGGGGCATTCTAAATAATCTAGATGATGTAAAGGTCTTTTGTTTAATGGCCTTATATATCCCCGTACCCCAATCGGCAAACATAAGTGCCCATAAGGTATAAACAGCATTGGCATCATCATAAATCCATCCAGTTACAAAAGATGATATAGTTAGTATCCCACCAATAATCAGGTTAATAAACCCGTATTTTAAACCAAAAAAAGATACTAAAAAATCTGATACCGAATAAAATCCAAAGAAAGTTTTTTGTTCTGTATAGCACATAATTTTTTTATCAATTTAATTATTATTACAGGTTCTACATCCAAGTCTAATTCCATTCCCATCTCCGTAAAAGATTAAACCACTATCCCATCCAACATTAGGGTCGGGGGATATAATATCTGTATTGTTTGTGGTATATTGTGTAAAGTTAGTACCTGATAGAGATAAAAACGAGTTAAGACGCTTCTCATAAAATTGAGCTCTGTTATCTAACTCATTCTGCATATATCTTAAGTAAGTTAAATCAGGACTCTCACTATAATCCTCAAATTGATGTTGAGCCCCCTTATTCTTAATCTGTCCGTTTAAAAAGGGTAGTGCTAATGATAAACATCTATAAGCTTCAGGAGGTTTAATATAGTCTTGTACTAATATTACTTCATTAGCTGAAAGGGTCTGCGCCGAATATGCGTTGATAAGGTAGTTATAGAAGTTAGCCCCAAGTATATCTTGTATATACAATTCCTCCGCCATTTGTAGGTGGGGAGTTAGGTCTTTAATATCTAAATTCCTACTGATAGGTAGATTGTCCTGTAGATATTGCTCAGATACGAAATATATTCTACTCATAATTAAATAATATTATAATCATTAAGGGTTACTACACCCTGAACTTTATTGACCCCTAAATAGAAGTTTAAAACATTATTTAGGTGTCTTTTGGTTGGAAATACAAAAGTGTTTTTAAATATACTATAAGCGGTTTCAAGTTGTTGTGACTGTCCTAATGCACCAGGTGTTGAAATACCCATTATAACGGGGTCAATTGTATGTGAAAAAGCAATGTTTTTTATAATCATCTCTTGTGTTACCGCAAATGCTTCATCTAATGTATTAGCTTCTATCGATTGGATATCAGGTGATAACTCCTTACCATTGGAATAAAACACCATCGCCTTACCCGTATTACCCGCTCCCCCAAAAGAAGCTTGTAATTGTCTTATAAACGATTGTTTTTCCTCCTCATTAGCGGGTCTTTCGTATATCTTAATAGCAATAGAGGGATTAAGTGAGTTTTCAATGTTAGATTTGTGATAAAATGATATTTCACCATCCAAGAATATCCAATTAGCGGCATTAGCATATACAGGTTGAGCATAATACTCTAAACCAGGACTAAAACCCTGATATACAAATAATTGACATCTTTCATCTTTTTTGTAACTATCAAAAGCGGGAATGCTCTCCGACTTATTTCTATTTAATCCTTTACCCCATTTAGGGTTGATTAGATAAAATCTAACTTTACCTTCTATCTTCTTACCACTTCTAACCCAAGCAGGGTCTATACGCTCAATATTAACTATTTTAGTATGTTCTTCATTCCAATAGACCTTGTGACAGATTCTAGAATGTACTATATAATCATAAGCTAGTTGATTAAGGAATAAATCATCATATTTAAACTTCCATTGTGCAAGTTCTATCTTCTCCTTCTCCGTTGAAGTAGGATTAGGTACTAATGTAACCCCACCTCCAATTAAATTTAAAACTTTAAAGTTAGTTATAGAAGAATGGAATGGGGAGCTATAAAACAACTCATTAAGATGGTTAGGATACATATTGTCTTGTCCAAATGCAACATACTCATCATTTACAACCTCAATGATAGGCTCATTCCAATTATACTGAGAATTTCTTCCAAAAGAATATTTACCAGTATCAAAAGAACTTACGGGTTTAGGTAGTTCTTGTTTAGGTCGATTAACCTCGAATCCAAATATCTTCATAATTTTTTATTTATATACTGATGGAATATCATCATCATCCCCCATCACATTTACCTTACCCACTTCAACCACACTAGTGGCTGCTGATATAATCAGGTTAGTTGGGGAGGTCTGTTGATAGATAGAATAACTATACATTCCTGGTCTCAAATTTATAGTTGATGCAGTAAGATTTACAAAAGTACTACCCGTCTCCTTAATTAAAAACTCATTATATCTAGAGGTAAAGGATGATAGGTCGTTAGCTGTGAAGTTAGTGACCTCTCTTGTATTACCATTGATAAATGAGAATAAGTAATAAGGAGTAGGCAGGGTGGTTTTTTCAGTAAGGGTAAGTACTACCACATTATCTAAGTTTTTATTAATATTAATCATCTTATATAGATATTATAAAATACATTTGTATCAAAAAAAAAGGCGACCCTCATATTGAGTAGTCGCCCGTTTTAAGTTAGGTTTAAAGTATTACAATAATCCTGCGATGATAGCCTCATCTACTTCATATGCCGGTGTTGCCGCTTCTGATGTAAATGAAAGTGTATATCCGTTGAAATCTGCTTTAGCAAGACCTGAACCTCCACCACCAGTGGTAAGGTTTACTTTATCTTCATCAAAACCAAATCCCCAATATAAACCATTACTATCCTTAACAATTACGGTAAGGTCAGGTTGACCAGCCGCAATAAGGATTAATGCTTCACGCTTAATAGCGTCTCTACGAGCTATTTGAAGGGTGATAGTATCATTATAGAATGTAGAACCATTCTGTAAGTTGATAGTAGGTACTTCTTCGTAAGATGATGTACCTCTGTTAAACTCATATTCTACAAAAGTCGAAACACCTGATAAGGTGATTCCGTCAATTACACCAGCAGTTTCAGTATAAGATGTTACATAATCCGCAGGGATTACATAAAACTTAACTAAACCACCTGCGTTGTTGTCACAACTTTTGGTAATCTCTAAAAGTGAATTACAAACTGCCATTTTTTTATGTTTTTATCTTTAATTTATTTTTTTGTGATAATATGGGGGGATTATATATCTCCCCCCGTATTATCTATATATATAGGGTGTGTGTTATTAGTTAAAATACACAATTTCATTACCATTAAGGTAATCAACACCAAACTTAAATCTACCAGCGATTCTCATCGTATCAATAGCTTGTACATTCCATTGTGGGATGATAGTTACTGATTCGTAGTCGTCCAAAAGGTCGGTCAAAAGTACGAAGTTACTTTTTCTACCTGCAACCATTTTATTGTTTGACATACCAGGAGCCCATAATACAGGTATACCTAAGAAATTTGGTTCCTTAGCACCTACATAATAAGCTTCAGATGATGCATTTGCAATAGCTTGTTGGTATAGTTTGTAGATTTGTGTTGGTACATAAATAACCAATTCAGGGTCATTAATTACCGTTTGTGGGATTGCGTTATATACAGCGTTGATAGATGCGATAATGTTAGCTGATGTAGCAGCAGTCGCAGTTACATCAATAACATCAGCGTCAGCCAACATCTTCATAAACAAACCATCACAAATATTTTGTGGGTAAGTAACTGATGTACCTGAACCTTGCCATACAGCAACTTCTAAGTCAGCAGAAATTTTCTTTCTTACTTCACCTAACATATAGTTAGTAAATATTTCAGGAGAAACTTCACCAGTGTTAGAACCTGGTCTTAGAAACTCACCCAAGAAGTTTGCCTCAAAAGTTGTAACACAAAGTTCCAATTGGAATTCTTTGTCACAAACCTCGAAAGCCTTTTGGTCTAAAGTACCTTCACCTGATGGAGACCAAGAGCAACCTGAATCTTTCACCAAATTACCAATATCGTATTTTGGAAGTTTAATTTTTGATTTTACGCCAGGAATAACACGGAATGTATCCTTTGACGGGCCTGCCAACAATGCGGTGCTGAAAAAGTCAGTCGCATCTTTACCATAATATGTAGTATTGTCGGTAATGGCGAATTTAAATTGTTTTGCTAAATTACTCATTTTCTTATTATTTATTAATATATATTATTTATTTGTTTTTGTTAAGGGGTATTGATTCCAACTTAACCTTTAAAGAATTTACTTTATCCATTCTTGAAAATTGTTCCAACATTTCATCAACTGCGATTGGCTCAACTTCGTGAGATTCTAATACCTCAATTCTAGTTGCCAATTCAGCCATAATCATTCTCATTTCCTCAAACTTAGGGTCTAAAATCGACATCACTTCACTGATGATAGATGTTACCTCTTCAGGAGTTACAGCTAATTCTTCTGCAACCGCAGTGGTTTCAGCCGACCTTACTTCGTTTATTAGACCTTCGGCGTCAACAAAGATTGTTGTTCCATCGTCAATTGTGTGTTCCCCTTCAGGGGCTTGTTCTAATGTTCCGTCCTCCAATATAACAAATACTGGTGAACCAACCGCTAATTCACCCTCAACAGAAACTCTCGTTCCGTTGTCCAAAGTGTATTCGGCAAATTTTAACCTTTTTTTCATTTTTTCTTCTTTATTATTTATTTTATTTTCCATTTCAGATATTATATCCATAAACTCTTGTTTATCAGATTGTAATCTTTCATTATCACTTATATCCTGTCTTATTGAGTCCAACTTGCGTGATGCCCATTCTATTCCTTCAGTACCACCCCAAGCTAACCACATAAGTGCTCCACAATCATCATTAGGGTTACCCTTACTATTTTCAAAGTGTCTTGCGAATGATGCCATTCTAGCTATAGTTTCTTCAGATATATTTGACCTCTTAGATAGTTGATTAGCTCTTGCCCAACCTACTAATGTACCACAACTTAACTCGGGATGTTCTTCTTTGATTCTTAACGCTCTAGCAGCATTATCAGATGCTGCTTGGGGATAATCATTATAAGATACAAATTCCATTATATCTTTTGGTTTAATAATCTGATTAAGTGCTAAACCCATAAGACCCTCTACTGAGAATCCAAACTTACCCTTCTCCTTAACTTCCTTAAGCCAAAAATCACTATCAGTAACCTTAACTTCTAAAAACCAAGTTCCAACGGGTAGGTCAAATCCATACATCTTGGACTTATCTAACTCACTATCTTCAACTATCCAACTTCCCTTTATAAATGCGGGGGCAATAGTATCAGAGTGGTCTAAATTGATTGGAGAACCTTTAATTGTTTGATTAAACTTCTCAACCATCTTCTCTATCACTTCTTTTGTAAATACAACATAATACTCACCTAAATCAGGGTCGTATCTATATATCTTTAAATCAGGTATAATAGCCGGTCCTGCAATTATCTGTTTCTCATCATTGAAGGATAGTTTAATACCCCTTCTCTCTCTATCAAATTGATTCTTATTTGTTACACAATATTCACACGGCCCACTTTCAGATACTCCAAAAATCCAATTACTATCAA